TTATGGCTCAGCCGAAAATGCTTGGGCACACTCAAACGCATATGGTTGGTATTAAAATTTGACAAACTATTAAATACATGGTATAATGTATTATAGTAAATAGAGATAAGGAACTGGTATGTTGTTTATAATCCTTTTCTTTCTTTCTTTCCCTGGTATCTCCGTCAGTACTTATCTCTATTTACACTATATTATTTTGTAAAACCCTCGGTATATATCGTGGGTTTTTTTGTTATATTATAACAGTAAGGTTAGTAAGTTTAAAAACTATACTGACATGTTATAATAAAAAACGTAGGTGAGATAATGAAACAAAAAGATTTTGAAATATTTATACCTATAAGTAAGTCTATCAAGAGTGAGGGAGAGCACGGTCGTTTTATCAGAGGCTGGGCGTCTGTCCCTAAAGAAGATAGAGACGGTGATTTAATATTGCCTACTGATTTGAGTATAAACCCTTTTATGAATCAAGGTTATATAAACTATGAACATAAAAAAGGTGGAATTTACAAATTAGGTGTCCCAACAGATAAAACATATATTGATTTACAGAGGGGTTTGTTTATAGAAGCTAAACTATTTGACGATAGTCCATATGCAGATAAAATGTGGAATTTAGCTGAAAAAGTTAACTCTGGTGAATTAGACGTAGATGATGATAATATGCTAGGTTTTAGTATAGAAGCACATTATTCTCATAGAGACTATGACGACCCTAGGATACTTAGAAATGTTATTGTTACTAATGTAGCGCTGACTACTCATCCATCAAATACTAGTGCATCTTGGAGTACTTTTGTAAAGTCATTTACGACTGGCTCTGATATTGTAGGAGAAGGAGATACAGGCGGAGCAGCATTCAGAAAACAGTCTTTTGCACGAGATTTAAGACAATTGTCCTATACTATTAAATCATTTAGCTCAGAAGATTGGGCTGATATTTGCAATATATTAGATGATGAGGGAAGATATGACCATACTGTTGCTAAAGCAATGGGTCTAATGTACGAAATAAATAAAAGTGGTGATGAAGATGATGAAGATTCAACAGATACTTTTAAATCATATATGAGTAATATGTTTGGTGAGCCTGTAGATAATGAAAGGAATACCGAAGTGCCAGAAGAAATCAATAAGAGTAATGAAAGCACAGAAGAAAATAACGTTTTAACACCAGAATCAGAGAGTACTGATATAGAAAGTCAAGTAGCTTCTGAAACAGCTTCTGAGGTATCTAGCGAGTCTGTTTCAGAGACTAGTGAATCAGCTACCTCAGAATCAGAAGCAGTTCCTGAGTCAGAAGCACAATCTGAGGCTTCCTCTGAAACAGCTACGCAATCAGAGTCAATAACTGAATCTGAATCGGTAGGTTCAGAAACTACTTCCGAAGCAGAATCAGAATCTGTATCTAGTGAATCAGAAGCAGTTTCTGAGTCAGAAGCTCCTGAAAGTGAAGCAAGTGACGAAAGTCAAGTTTCATCAGAAACTTCTACAACAGAAGATGTAGCTCCTGAAACAGAGGTACAATCAGAAACTGAAACAGAAGCAAGTGAAACACAAGACGAAGAAACTTTAGACTCTGATGTTGAAAAGTTAACCAGTAAGATTGACCAACTAGAAAAAATAATTCAAGGTCTTAAAGAAGACGTTGATAAACAAAAAATTGAGCTTCCTGATGTTACAGAAGTTAACTCTGATAATAATCAAGAAGAAGCACCTTCTAGGCGTGAACCCGTTAAAACTGATGGGTCTGATGTAGCTAATCGACCTCCTATTAATCCAGATGTTTCCTCAGAAGAAGAAACAGAAGGTAGTGATAATGAAGAATCACCAGAAGAAAGCAAAGTAAAAGTAGAAGGTTTCTTAGAAAAGATTGAAAATAATCTTCCTGAAATCCGTTATCGTTTACTGCCATCTGAATTTATTGAGTTTAATAACGCTCTACGTCACCTTAGAAGTGGTTCTGCTACAGCAGAAGATGGTAAGATTTTACAAGAAACGCTGAAAACAGTGGGAGTTCGTTCACAAGTGCAGTAACTTGAACTTTACTTATATTATATAACGTAAGGTTAAACGTAGTAAGGTTTGAGCCTTTATTAAAAAGTTTAGTATAAAAAACAGGAGTTAAACTATGAAGAATAATTATAGTGATTTAGCTGAGGAAGCAGCAAAAATCATGAATGTTACTGGTGATGCAAATAACATCAGTAAGTCATTCACAACAGGTACAGAAATTGTTACTGAAGGTGCCGAAGGTGGTCAAGCGTTTAGACGACAATCTTTAGCTACTGACGTTAAGAATTTAACATTTGGTAACCAAGACTTTACCATTTATACAGTAATTCCTAAGGGTAAGGCTAGTTCAGTTGTTGAAGAGTATACTATCCAAGATGGTTATGGAGAATATGGTTCATCTCGTATGGTTCCTGAAATCGACATTGCTACGGTTAACAACGCTTCAATTCAACGTAAAATTGTTCGTATCAAGAACATCTCAGATGTACGTCAAGTTTCATTGCTATCAATGCAAGTTGACAACATTCAAGAACCTCTTGATTTCGAATTGAACAACGCTATTATGACAGTTGCTAAAACTATCGAATATAACTTGTTCTACGGTGATTCAGACTTGACAGCCAATGGCGCAGGTCAAGGACAAGAATTTGATGGTTTGTCAAAGTTAATCCCTGACGAAAACGTTATTGACTTGCGTGGTGAAGTTCTAACAGAACAAACACTTAACCAAGCTGCCGTTAAGATTTCTCAAGGTGGATTCGGTACACCTACAGATGCATTCTTAGAAGTTGGTGCACATGCTAACTTCATCAATAACCAATTGTCACGTCAATGGGTTACACAAGGTGCAGGAACTGATATTGCATCAGGTTTCACTGTTCCTAAGTTCGTATCTGCTCGTGGTCAAATTTCATTACATGGTTCAACAATCATGAATAAGGACCGCACATTGGATTTGTCAGCACGTCAAAATCCACAAGCACCTGCAAAGCCTGCGGTAGTAGCTAATGTTACTGCTGATGGCGAAGGAAAGTTCTTTGATAAGGACACTAAGTCACCTTTGAAGTATGCTGTTGTATTGGCATCAAAGGCAGGTAAGTCTACAGCAGCTACAGCTACTGCAGCTATCACAAAGACAACATCAGAAGTTAAGTTGGATGTTAACTTGGGTATCCAAATTATCGGTGACCCTACTCATGTTGAAATCTTCCGATTTGATGAAGTTTCTGGTCAATATGCTGTTATCGAACGTATTCCATTCTCAGAAGCACAATTCGCAAATGGTGAATATTCTGTATCATTTACAGATAAGAACCAAGTTATTGCTGGAACTTCTGTTGGATTCGTTGGTGAATTGTCAGACCGTACAATCAAGTTGCTTGAATTGGCACCAATGTACCGTTTGCCTTTGGCACAAGTATCTGCAGCTGTTACATTCACTGTATTGTGGAGTGGTGCACTTGCATTATACGCACCAAAGCGTTGGGTAAAGTTGGTCAACGTAGGTAACAACTTGTAATATCCTTAATTAAGCAATCCTTAGGGGTTGCTTTTTATTTGCTTTTATAAGCCCTTAAGAGACGTTTTAACAGTTTGTGGTATAATTATACTAGTTACTTATTAAAATGCCTGTAACAAGCTATAATAGCCTTTATTGGTTTGTTAGCTGTTATTATATTATTATGTAAAACAAAAGGAAAAATTATGTTAAAATCAAAAGTTTACAAAAATAAAACCGTAGCTACGCCTCATGGAAATGTTGAGTTTAATCATGAGGGGGTAGCTAAAGCTAATAAAGACTCTGAATTACTATTATCTAAATTTTCGGATTTTGAGTATGTAGAGGAAAAAGTTGAAAAACCTGTTACTGAAAAAAAGACAGAGACAGCTAAAAAAGCGCCAGTAAAAAGAGCACCAAGAAAAAAGGCTTCTGACAAAAAAGAAGACGAAAAATAATAGAGATATGAGGTGAGATAATGTATGTAAATAATTATTATAATGGCATATCTCCGTACCAAGAGGGTAACCCTAAAAGAATTGACCCTAACTCTGTAGAATCCTATAAATTAGAAGACTATGGAATTAGTATAGACCAAGTTAAACTACAACTTTTTGGTATTAATGTTATAGACCCGTCAACGGGTAAAGCTTTGCCAGATAGATACTACCAAATGGCTATAAACTCAGCTATAGCTTGGGTTGAGAAACGGTTTGACATCAAGATACTTCCTAGATTTGTTACTGAGGATAAAGACTTCTATATAAATGAAGCATCAGATTATATGTACCAATCCTTAATACAAAGACCTGTACTCCAGGTAGAAGACTTTAAGGTTAATTTAAATGGTGCTGGATACGTTAACTTTCCTTCTATGTGGTGGAAAGTTAATCCTTTGACAGCAAGCCTACAGGTAACACCTGGTTATGGTTTAAATACAGGTAGCTTGTATAGCGGAATATCTGATGTAGCCCGTATTGGATTTGGTTTGAGCTATGATTCTCTTTCTTTAGGTGCAAATGCTAATTATGCACCACAGCTATTCCATATTAATTACGTTGCGGGAATGCTCCCACAGCAACGAGATGGTGTTGAGCAAGACTGGGAAATGCCCCAAGATTTATACATGATTATACTAAAGCAAGCTGCTAAAGATGTATTACAAATATTTGGTTGGTTAGTAATGAATCCAGGTATAGCCAGTCAAACAATTACTATGGATAATATTACAGAGTCACGAACAAGTACGGCATCGGCTATGTATGGTGGAGCTTCTGCTGATATTATGCAACTAGACAAAGCTATAGACCAATTATCAGCAGGTTTGGATGCTAAATATGGTCTAAATATAGGTATGATTTAAGGGAGGTACTATATATTGAACTATGATGTACAACCAAATTATAATGCCGATAATAAGGTTAATTTTAGAAACGATGCTTTACAGCAATTCGTTATAGATAGAGGTGCGCCTTTTCAATGGGAGCGCTCTTATTTGTGCACATGCCGTTCAGAAACAGGTTCAGCTAAAATAGACTGCCCAATTTGTGGAGGTACAGGTATAGCATACCTAAAGCCTATAGAAGTTGTGGGTATGATTCAGTCAATGACAGCAGGTTCAAGAAGTACTGAGACGGGTATTGCAAACCCAGGAACTTCTCTATTTACCACAACAGAAGAGGATGATATTTCATTTAGAGATAGATTAACATTCCCAAAGAGATTAGTTCCTATTTCAATAATGGTAAAGGTAACAAGCAAGTCATTAGTACATGGTATTAATCTTAGATATAAAGTCGAAAAGGTAACAAATGCAGTGTATGGTTATCCGTCTCCTACTGTGATTGACCCTGATGTAATAACAATGTCAATCAACAAGGAAAGTAGTATTTTAACGCCTACTAAGGAAATGTTAGGTTCCTACCTTTCATTAAATATGCTTGTTTCTTTAAGATTTTATGTAGTTGATGTATTACACGATGGTCGTTATCAATTTGAAAAAGACCCTAGAAGACCATCATCTAAAATAACTAATTTACCTAGACAGCTAGTCGTAACTAGAGAAGACATGTATGTACCTCCTATCCTAGAAAATGATGGAAAAGTGACAAGTGTTGAAAATGACCCTAAGGCTAAACTTTCTAATAATAGGACAGAAGGATTCTTCAATGGTTAAAGTAAATGTAAAAGTAAATATACCTGAATCTATAAAAAATTCTGCTAAAACAACTTATTATCTAAAGCAAGCATTTTTAGCTAAAGAAATCAATTCAACTGCTAAAACACTATCTAAATCTGGAGCTAATGTTAAAGTAAACTCAGGAAGAATGGAAGCAACTATTGGTAAGTTAACTAATAGGGGTGTTATTGATATGAAGCCATTTTTCATGAGGAGCTCTAAGGTTAAGAGAAAGAAAAATGGTGGCTGGTACTTAGTTATCCCTATAAAAATGTCTAGTCGTAATATCATAAAAACAAGTGGAAGAGCAGTTTATGATAGGGTAGTTAAATCTTTTAGTGATTTAGAGCCTGGTAATACGTCAACTCTAGATATAAAAGGATTATTAAATAAACAAACTTCTGTTAATACTATTAGTTCTTTGCAACCAGAAAAGCCAGCCGAAAATATAACAGCCACAAAAGGAAGTAGCGGTAGAAATAGCTATGTAGCTTTCCGAACAGTTTCTGATAAATCAAGCCCAACTTCGTGGGTATTAGGCAGGGAAAATGTAAATAATGATAATACATCTAAGAGCCTAGAGCATGAAGTAGGTGTATTGATAAGAAAGAGGATAAGGCAAAAATATGGTACCTAATTTAATAAAGCACGTTAAAAAAGAGTTAACTACTAAAATGAACCAATTTTTAGATAATAGTTATATTATTAACGTGGTCTTAGGTGAGATGGAAACAGATGTTAAAGATAGTTTTGTTTCTAAATATGTGTCTACTTATTCAGATGATGGTGAGAGAACTAAAGAAGGTCAAGAGATAAAGATATTAACTAATTATCCAGAGGATATTACTGATTATTCAAACCCATTTATACTAATTGGTTTAGGTGATGGTAAAGAATCTAAGGGTAGTATAGGTTCAACGTCTGGTTCCTATGATTTTAAAAGTTCCCCACAGTATATGCACGATAAATCGAGCGTGTCTAGAATAGATAACACAACTTTAGGAGTAGAGTTGTCAGAAATGCCTGCTTTATCTACATTATCCATACCAAACTTTACTATAACTGAATCTAATACATTGACTTTAAAAGACAACATATTAGAAATAGGTAATATAAGCCCAACTTTGTTAGACAGTATTAACTATAGTGAAGACTATCTTGACGTAACTTATGAAGTATTACAGGACAGTAAAAATAAAGGTACATCTTTTGGTTACTGGGTAACTGAAAATGTATCTGTACTGATAGTATCTAAAAACTTAGACGAGATACGTGCACTAGATAGTATTATAAAGGCTATATTTATTATCATGAGGCAAGAGGACGAAGAAATGAACTATTACCAATTAGGTAATTTAACGTTTAACGCTCCTTATCCATTAGATGATAGTAGACCTAACCTTGCCAATATGACATTCGGAAGAGAAATACTTGCGCAGTATGAGGTAGATTACAGTATGGATAGTCGTAATAGACAAGATATTGAGAAAATTCTTATTGACTTTCCTAAGAAATAGCATATAACAAGAAAGGTTATAACAAATGACATTAGAAGTATATCCAAACGACAATAGGTCAAGACCTCATACAAAGGTTATTGTTGATACGACATCTTTGGGAGCAAATAGTTCAAGTTCTCAAAAAGCCGTTGTTGTATTTGGCTCAGCCCAAGGTGGTAAGCCAGGGGAATTTTATAAATTAACATCCTATGCACAAGCTAAATCAATTTTTAAAGGCGGAGAAATCCTTGACTTTATAGAAGTAGCTTGGAACCCATCTGACGTGGTTACTGGAGCAGGTATCATATATGCTATGCGTGTAGATAGTGCAACTCAAGCAACTATGTCTAAAGGAAATATGCTATTTAGTTCTTACCAATATGGTAGCGGAGCAAATAGTGTGTCTATTAAATTAGAAGGCGGTACTGTAGAAGGAACACATAAGTTAACAGCCTATGATAGCTCATCAGCAGCTACAGAAGTATATGATAACCTTGGAATTATATTCCAAGTAAGTGCAACAGATTCACCAGCTTTTGAAACAGTTGAGGTAACTTCTGGTAACCTTATTATTAAAAAGGGTGCTGATACAGAATCGGCTTCTGTTGTAGCAAACATAGCATTGAAAAATGTTAAATCAGTTAATGCTTTGGTTACACAACTAAGCATGTTAGACGGTATTCAATCTCAAATACTACCTTATGGTGACAAGAACATTGACCCTAAGTATATTACAGACATGGAGCCAGTTGACATTAAATCAGGTGTTGCCAACGTATCAGGATTATCAGGTGATATTGCTAATCAACTGCAATACTCAAGTCTTGTTACCGCTAAAGTTCAAGATGGTTCAAGCAGTCCAATTGATAACTTCGAAATGGATACTCTTGTAGGAGGTACTGATGGTACCGTACCTGCAACTTGGACTCCTTTCTTCGACAAGCTAAGAACGGAAGATATTCCTTATGCATACTATGTTGTTCCTTTGACACCGAACCAACCTATTCATAGTGAATTGAGTGCTGTTATTTCAGACTTAACAACTTCTGGTTATCCTATGCGTATGGTTGTTGGTGGTTCATTAGGAGAAACAATCCAATACACATTAACACGTAAGTCATCATTGTATTCTTCACGAGTAACATTACTCGGTGATGATTATCAAGTAAAGATGTCAGATGGTCGTATTGTAGCATTTCCTGCATATATGTCTACAGCATTTGTTGTAGGTGTTGCTTCTGGATTACCACAAGGTGTAGCAATTACCTATAAGACTATACGTATATTGAAGTCATTACGTTCATATACTTCTGACCAACTTGACCAAATGTACAACTCTGGAATAGTTGTTGCTGAAAAAGTTCGTAATTTAGCTTCTACGTCATTTAGATTTGTTGGAGACCCTACGACAATGAACGATGTTAATGACCCAGTATCAAGTAAAATGTCATTAGGAGAAGGAACTGACTTCTTAGTAAGTGAGTTGCGTACTAATCTTGATAACAGCTTTATTGGTACAAGTAGCTCATCAACAACAGCTAATGATGTTAAGATTGCAGTATCTTCATTCCTATTAGTTAAGAAAAATGCAGGTGAAATTCAAAATTATGATTCATCTGACATTGTTGCATCACTATTGGGTAACACTATTAACGTTGCATTTACAGTAATCCCTTCTCGTGAAGTTGAAAAGATTATCGTTAATATGACGTATAATACTGAAGCGCAAACTGCTTAAGGAAAGGAAATAAGAAGACATGGCATCAATTACTTCACAGACTGTACACACAGGTAATACAGTCTCTATTAGAATAAAGAACTATGAAGTTGGTAGAGCACAATCTCTAACAACTGATAAAGACTTAGGTGTTGAAGCTGAGTATGAAATTGGGAACTACATGCCAGTAGAACACGTTCATACTAGATTTGACGGTACGTTAACTTTAAACCGTATGCGTTTAAAGAAAGACGACCTTACGACTGTAGGTTTTGCACCTTATGGAGCTGATGCATTAGATGCAGCTTTGTTTGATATTATCGTACAAGATAAGCAAACTGGAGCTATTATCGAAGCCTATATTGGGTGTACAATTCAAAGTTATAACACTGAGTACCGTGCTAACGAAATAGTTAGTGAGACAGCAACGTTTAAATATCTCACGGGGAGCAAGGGATAAGCGTTTATAAGCAACTAAGACGGGATATATTTCCTAAAGTCTTAGTTGCTTTTTTATTTATTATCAGAAGAGTATGAGGATTTAGTACGTAGAGACTAGATTCTTTTTTGTTGGTTGACAGAATGTTAATAAATGTTATAATAGATTTAAATTGAATATTTTTATGTGCTAACCCTAAGCACTCTTTGGCATAATGGACCGTGGAAAGTTAAGGTGGAGAGACTGATGTGTACAGGATAAAAAACCGCTACTATAACACGTAGGACAAGTCATTTGATAATGTGACTTTTTAAATAACTTTATTGGTCTATAATAGTAACGCATTGTAGAGCTTGTGGAATGCAAGTTAGGAAGTAATTAATTTAGTGAGAGTTCTTATCGTATTCATGAAGAATGTAAACCGATAATGGGTAACTAAATTTAAAGCCTGAGTGGGTATTAATTGAGATAAGGACAGGTCTTATATCGTTTGAAATTAATAATATGCAAATATAATAAACTAACCCAGTTTACAGATATTCGGGGTAATATCTGTTACTATAAGGGTTAATTATGCACTTTTTTGGTTATCTAGTTTAGATATGTTTTTAATATACTAGAATTTATTTTTTATAAATATATTTATTATTTTAATAATAATAACCACGACAATGTTAGAATGAGTTGGTGTTCACGCTTGTAGTGCGGTCAATATGTTAGGTGTCAGATTTATAATAACTATAATAAGATAAAAGGAAAATTTAGAATGGCAGACGAATCAAATGAAAATGCAATCGAAAGAGTTGTAATTGGTAGAAATGATGTTTTTAAGAAAACATATTTCTTTGAAGAATTAAAATTAAGAGTATATCTTAATGTAAAAATACCTAGTATTAGAGAAAGAGCTAAAATTAAGGCTTTACGTTCTGAATTACTTTATGGTACAGAGCAGAATACTGCTGTAAATATAGCTTATGAAATGCTTTTCTTAATACAAGAATCTGGTAAAAATACAAAAGTATTTATGACTAATAAAGATAAAGAAGATGAAACTGAAATAGAAAATTACTTTTCAGTAGATGGATACCCTCGTGAAGATGTCTTGCTACGTATAGCAGATGACCTGAATGAGTGGGCAAACCGATTTCCAGGATGATTTAGAAAAAACTGTTAAAGATGCTGGTGGTTTACATACAATAGTACGCTCTAATTATGGCAGAAATATTTGGAGAGTAATGAAAGAACTTCATGTGCTTCCAACAGACCCTAATTTCCAAAATTTATCTTCTGAACAACTAGACTTTATAGTTGCCTCTATAGACCAAGATAATAAAGAATTGAAACTTGCTCAAGAAGGTAGAGAAGAAGATAGTTTTGTTTACGATGATGAATTTGAGTGGGAAGAGGAAATGGACTATGGGGGTAAACGTGATGATTCAGAAGATATTCAAAAGTTCCTCGAAGCTGCTAAGAAAAAAGATGAAGATTATGAAAGACTAATCGAAGATAGGGAGTCACTAAAAGATAAGAAGTATTCTCAAATCCAAGAAGATGATGACGATGAGTACCATACGCTATAGTTGCTATATTATAAATAAAAGTAGGTGGTTTAAAAATGTCTGAAAAGATAGACTTAGAGTTTTCTGCGGATGATAGAGACTTAACACAAAAAATAAATCAATTAAAAAGAAATATTGAAGGACTATCGGATGCTGGAGATATGTCTAAGGGTCTTTCAGATAATCTTTCTGCTATAAGACAAAACATTAACTTGATGAAACAAATGACTGCGGAAACAAAATCCGCTCGTTTGGAGATGGAGAGGTTTTCTAAGTCAGCTAGTTCTGCTTCTTCTTCTATTAATCCTAATAAGGGTAATTCACGCCAAAGGAAAAAGAAGCAATCTCAGGTTGATAATAACAATGATTACGCTCAAAGAGCACAAGATAGGGCAAGAGAATCTATAAGTGCTGAGCAGTATGCTAGAAGCAAATCTAATAGTAGAACTATATCTAGTTTTACTAGAGGGTATGGTAGCCTATATGAGCAACGTAATACTGATAATGGTGTTACATCTTACCAAAGAGCTATGTCTAAGTATGATTCTTCTAGAGTTAGACAATCATTTAGTCAATATAATAGAGATATTGGTACAGCCAATAGAGGATTAACTGATTCACAGAAGAGAATATCTAACATTAACGCAAGTAATGGGTATGTTAGTCCTAATGCTAGAAATACTGCCGAAAGAAACTTATCTCAGTCAAAATCTATATTAACTGATAATGGTAGGTTTTCTAATACAAATGATTATATTAAAAGTAACACATCTCGTATATCAAACAATCAAAGTGAATATGCAAAATATGCTGATACTAAAAATTCTATAACAGCAGGTGCTGAAAGCAACGGTAGAGCATTAACTAATGCTGAAAAAGAAATTGTTAAAACATATAGTCATAAACAACAGCTTCTTTTGGAAGAAAACAAAGGTTTAGAAAACTTAAATAAAAGGCTATCTAGTATGGACTCTAGTTATAAAAATCTAGAGTCTACGATGAGTGAAAGTAAAAATGCTCCTAGTGGTGGAGTTAGAGGAGCGCTATTTAATCGTTCTAAGAATATAGCCAATAATATGATTTACGGAACTGCAGCTACTCTAGGTGGTTTAGCTATGAGTGGTAATTCTATTATTAACCAAGAACAACCAATGACTAGGGCTATGGGTGCTAATAATGGCACATATAATTCTAGAGCAATTCAAGTAAGTGCCCAAAATGCAGGTCAGCAATACGGGTTAACTGGTAACGATATGTTAACTGGTGAGATGGCTTATATGAGTGGTGCTGGCTATACTAACCAGAAAGATATGAACAAAGCTGGCGTAGATACTGGAATGTTTGCTAAATTAACTGGTACTACTGTTGCACAATCTGCACAATTAACTTCTACTTACTCTCAAAATGTTAACGATGGTTCTACTAAGGGTCTTAAGCAATTACAGGATACTTTTTATGGTTCCTTAAAGCAAGCTGGATTGACAAATAAATCCTACTCTCAATCAACAGCACTTTCGGGAATACTAAGTAATTATGGTAATCTTCGTGGCGGAGATATGACAAATTCTCTTGCTAATAGTCAAGTAGAAATGCAATCTGCATTAGGTTCTACAGGAAACAAAGCTTTGCAAGGAGCAAACGGTGCCTCATTTATGAACCAAATGAGTAGTTCTATTATAGGTCAAGGAGCCAACAGTAAGTTCATGCAAACAGCTTTAATGAGCATGAACCCTTCTAAATATAATGGTAGTTATCAAGGATATGCTAACATTATAGACCAAACACAAAACGGTTTAGACGGTACTAACTTAAAAGCTATTTCAGGTATGAGTAATATGATAGGTGGAGACCGTTCTAATTCTTATTTCTCTAATATGCTTAAGAATAATTTTGGTGTTAATGTTACAACTAAAACAGCAGGAGATATTCAAAAGTTAGCTAATTCTGGTGAACTTGACGGATTGGGTTCCAAAGCTTCTGCTAAAAAGTTACAAGAAAAAGGATTAATTACAGAGAAGCAAGCTAAGCAAATGCAACAAAATTCTAGTGATGCTACCTATGATAAGGGGCAAGCTAATTTTGAGAAAGCAGCGACATCTGTAGGAAATCTTTCCAGAAACGCAATTGCCTATGGTTTGGTTCTTACTCATGGGTCTGCACTTCTATTAGGTTTTGGTGCAGCAGTTACAGCAGCTACTGTATCTTTAGCTAAAATAACAGGCTCTAACATACTAAGTGATGCTATACGTGGTGGAGCATCTGGCGGTGGAAAAGGCGGTTCTGGTGGTACAGGAGTATTTACTGGAGGCTCACGTTCCAAAGGTCAAGGTGGAGGAATGGGTACTAGAAGTTCTAGCGCAGGCGGATTCATGTCTAGAACAGCTTCTAAGGTATCTAATTCTAAAATAGGTAGAGGAACATCTAGCGTTCTTAGAAGCGTAGGAGACAGCGCCCTAGGGCAAGGTGCAGTTAATCTATTCACTAAGGGTAAAGCTAAAGGAGTTGGAGTACTTGCTAAAGTAGGAGAAAGCAAGTTAGGAAAAGTAGGCTCTGGCGTGTTATCTAAAGGTTCTAATATTGTATCTAAGGTAGGCGGAAGTAATCTTATGAAATCAGGAGCAGGATTAGTAAGCAAAGTCGGTGGAAAAGCCCTTGGAGCTCTTGGTTTAGGTTTAGGTGCTTATGATGTTTATAATACTATAAAATCTGGTGGAAGTAAAAAGCAGATAGGCGGAGGAATTGGTTCAACAGTAGGTTCTATTGCTGGAGGAGTATTAGGCTCTGCATTAGGTCCTATAGGAACAGTAGCAGGTTCCGTAGCAGGTTCTTATCTAGGAGATGCTCTAGGTGGCGGTATTGGTTCGTTGTTTGATGGTTCAGGAAAGAAAAAGAAAACAGCAACTACTAAAAGAGGCTATTCTAAGTTATCTAAATCTTCTGAAAGTAGTATTGTCAGTATGGCAGACAAGTATGGAGGAGAAGATAAGCAATCCTACATCAAGAAAATGCTTGAAAGTAATGGGTATAAAACTAGTTCAGCTGGTAAGTATGCTTCAAAGCTTGCAGGTAAAACAAAGCAAAATGTTAATGTAACTGTTTCTGGCGTAGTTCGCCATAAAGGTGAAGTTGAAGATTTGTCACAACTTAATATGTCTAAAAACAGTGTTCTATCCCAGATATTCTCTGGAGAACAAGCAGATAAAACTAAGAAAAGATAAACTTCTTAGTTTTTTTGTTTGTACATATATTATAGAAAAACGTATGATATAATTAATTAAATAAGGCGGAATAAATATGTCAGTAAAACAAGCGTATGTAAGAAAGCCAACGATAGGTATTGACTTTGTTACGGAAGATAATGTATTTTCTCTTAAATATAAAACAGACGAAAGTCTTTCAGACCAGGGTAATGTAATAAACAAAGGAGACCTTTCATCAGCTATACTAAGTTTTAGTGTAGACAACGATATGAATAGTGATTCAGGTACATTTATTTTAAACCTAGTTGGTTCTGAAAGGTTTGATAGAATATTATCCCCTAATGATATTACTATTATAAGAGTAAATCCAGGGAAGCCTAACAATGTTAAGAATGACTGTATAATGGTCGGAATGATAACTAGTATAAAGAGAGTTGGAGAGTATGATTCTTCCTCTGTTGTTTATCAGGTTAATGGTCAATCAATGTTCAAGGCAATGATGCAACTTAAGTTAGGAACTATTCAGGAAGCAGCTTCACTATTAGGTACTAATGGTTGGATGTGGGGAATGGGAGGATTAAAGCAAGCTAGTTCTTACACAGCTAGTGAGGATTCTGATTCATCGTCAGATTCTGCCAATGGTAACACTAATGCAGAAAAAATCTGGAATCAATTAAGAAGTTCTGGTTTTTCTAAGTATGCTGCAGCAGGTATACTTGGTAACATGTATGCTGAATCAGGAGTAGACCCTAACGCTACTGAGGCAGGAGGCGGTGGTGGATATGGTCTAGTTCAATGGACTCCAAAAAGTAAGTTAACTGCATATGCTAATTCAGTAGGGAAATCAGAAAGCTCTCTAAGCTTACAAGTTGAGTTTCTTGTTAAACAACTTAAAGGAACCACTTCGATATTCCCAGACACAGCAGCTTACCAACCCTTAATGAATGCAACAAGTGTTAGTGAAGCTACTAAAGTTTTCTTAGACTATTATGAAAGAGCTGGCGTAGCTAATCTTCAAAAAAGAGTTACAGCAGCTCAAGGTTATTATGATTCATATAAAGGAAATAGTACTAAAAAAACTACCTCCAGTGAACAATCAACTACTACTAGTGGTTCACAAGGTATAACATTACAAGGAGAAAGTGCTGCAGGTGTAGCTGCACAACTAATCAAATGGTTCTTAGTATTACATACTAAATATAGCTATAAAAATTCTACTAAGACACTAGTAGACTATATAGATAGTGACCTAACATCATGGTCAGAGGATGAAAGACTTACAGACCCAACAACTATAATGAGTTATGAGGGTTCTCTTAGGGAATTAATATCAGACGTACAAGCAAAACCTTTTAATGAATTTTTTGGTGATTATACTACTGATGGTAAAATGAAGATGATTATGAGAAAAACACCTTTTGAGCCTGATGAATGGAAAAGATTACTAGATGACTCGGTTAAACTATATTCTAATGATGTAGTAGAGGAAAGTTTAGGTGTAACTGATGAAGAATCTTACTCTATATTCTTAGCAAATATGCCGTCTAACGTAGCTATAAGTGATATATCTACGTATCTTTCAAGTCCAGTTTATTTCCCAAACCTAGCTAACAAATATGGGTATTCTTTATTGCAAGTAGATAACCCTTATATTTTTGCTTATGGTCAAAGTGCTACTAGTGGGGGAAGTTCTGATACTGGTAAAGCAACTGGTGGTGGTTCTCCTATAACTAAAGCAACTGTAGATAATATTAAAAATGCTACTATGTCTTGGACTACTAAAAAAGATGTAACTGCATCTAATTTAGATAACTTTATAGCTAAGTCTAATCCAGTTTCTAAATTAAAAGGAACAGGTAAGTATTTTATTGAAGCAGGTAATAAAACAGGATTAAACCCTGTTATACTTTTAGCATTTGCAGCTAATGAATCCGCATGGGGAAATTCTACCTACGGTGCTTCATATAATTTCTTTGGTATTGGAGCATATGATTCTAACCCAGATAATGCTTATAAGTACAGTAATAATAGTGCTAAGTCTGGTATTATAAATGGTGCTAAATTTATTAAAAATGATTACTTTGATGCAGGTCAAAAAACGTTAAGGTCTTTATTTGTTAATAATGGTATTCATCAATACTCAACTTCTGGGGATAAAGAAGCGGATACAATAGCTTCTATTGTAGCTAACTATTACAATATGTACCCAAACGCCCTACAAAAAGCTCAGTTTTCTATGGAAGGTGGTAAAATAACTGTTAAGAAAACAGAAAAAACTTCTTCTGTAAAAGGAGTATCCACTGATGACTCTGGTAACCAAACTAGGCTTAAAAAATACTCAGTATTATTAGCTAACTGGTTTGGTGATAACGCAAGCTATGTTTCTGGAGAGATAAGAGTAATAGGTAATCCAGATTATAGAGTAGGTAAAGTACTGTCTAGATTTGACAATGGTCAAGCCTCTAAAGGCAGTAATGAACCAATTCAAATTGATTACTATATTGAAAGTACTAGCCACGAATTTAACCTAAGCTCTGGATATACTACAACTCTTGGTGTTACTAGAGGTTTGGTACACAGTGTGGATAGGTTTAAGCACTGGAACTCTTGGAATAGTCCGTTAACAAGTAGTAAGCCTGGAAATGGGGAATTACAAATATTTGACGGTGGTCTGTTTGGTGAAATATCTCTTAAAAAGAACATAAAAGAAAGTGCAAAAGAAGCAGGTAGTGGTTCTAATTCTGGAGGTAGTGATGACTTATCTGCTCCTAAAAAAGCAGGAGACGATTACCCATCTAAGTATAAGAATGCATCTCCAGATAGTGTAGCTGATGAGTGGAGGTATCTAAATAGGGAGTGTACCTCATTTGTAGCTTGGAGACTATCAAGAGATGGTAAAACAAACTTTTCTGGTTTAGGTAATGCAATATCATGGGCTAGTCGTTCTGGATTGCCTTTGCAAAAAACACCTAAGGTAGGTGACATTGCGTGGTTTAATGAGTTAGCAGCTCCAGGTGCTGCAGGTCACGTAGCCTATGTAGCTAAAGTAAGTGGTGATGATGTGTTTATAGAAGAGTATAATTTCAACCCCGAAGCTATTCATGCATACCACACAAGAACAATAAAGAAAACTCAAGCGAGTGGATATTTGAGGTTTAAAAATAAATGAATGATGATTTTATAGCTTATGGTCAAGCAGTATTAACAAAGGAAGAATACTTAGCTAACAAAGAATACTATGATTCTACAGGTTTTGTAGGCGTAACTGGAACTCAAGGGATAAAAACTGGAGTAGACGGTGGTTTTGAATACTACAAGAATATACTAAAGTACTTAGAAGAATCCATAGATAGGACAGACATTAAATATAGACTAGGGGGAGGCTCTATTAACAATCCTTATGAAAAGGATATTGTTCTTATAGACGGACCACATTTTGTTAGCTGGTATATAAAAAATACGGGTTATACAGATATGACTGATGACGATGCTAAAAGTGGAATAGATACCCTGTTATATACAGACTTATTAGATGAGGTATCTCCCTTACTTTCATCTAGTGATGACGTACAGTCAAAAAGAGACAATCTAAGCAAATCTGTACTTGGAGATATATTATTCTTTGATACATATCAAAGGAATGGTACTGTTGGAATATACCTAGGTTCAGGTAAAATTTTGTTAGTAGATGAGAATAACAACAGAGTATATAATTTGTGGTTAGATAATTCTGACGGAACAATAGAATATACTTACTGGATGGATAAATTTAATGGTACGATTAAAAGAATACCAAAATTAAACAAGGATGATTATATATGGCACGCCAAAATTATGGATTAGTTTATAATAAACCACTTACTAATAATACAAAAAATCAATCTTCACTGGATTCTAACAATATAGGAGTTAGAGAATCTGGTGCAGATTCTTTAGTGTTGGGTAGAGTAGTTAGAGTAAACTATGTATATAATACGGTAGACGTAGTAACAGTAAAGAACACGGAACGTGTTATAAAAGATTCGTCTTCTGCGGGTAGGTTCTCTGCTAAACTACCAGTTGGATTTGCGGGAACACTTTCTAACGGCTATTCTTACGGTCAAACGGTTCCAATTAATATAGGCGACTTAGTATTAATAGGTTTTGTAAGTAGTTCTAAAGAAAATCCTGTTGTTATGAACATATATAAAGACAGTGAAGTAGCTAGTTCTATAGCTCCTACTGATGCTATATCAGGTAACCCTGAGGATTCAGATTTAACTAGGCAAGCCTTTGAAAGCTTTACTTTATACCCATCTCAAACTTACGATTTAACAGATGGTCTAGGAGGTTATGAACATACCTTCCAAGGTAAGAGCTTTATTAAGGTTGGTAATGAATTAGGAGGAGGTTCACCTAATGATTACGGTTATAATTATGATATGTTATATCGTAGGACGTTACGTGATAGGAATATAGAGCCACTTGTTACTACAGCTCCTAGTTTCCTATTTCAACATACAGGAGATAACCTATCCACAATTACTAACTTTTTCATATCAGATAAGGGAGATTTCAGGTTATCTCATATAGATAAAAACGATGAGATAACTGATAGAGTAGGTCTAGTCATGTCAGGTCTTGACACGATAAAGATGTCTTATCAAACAGGTGATAAAGAATATGACTCAGGTCTTGAAGACAGTATTGCTGAGGTTGGTATTAATGAAGGTAAGCCAACATTAACTAATGGTAAACATTCTCTTACTTTAGATAAAGATGAGGGCGTTATTGTAGACGGAGTTTCTTTAAGTGACGTAATTTCTGGTGGCGGTGGAGATTTAGGAGAAAGATTAAAAACCATAGAAAAAAATGTTAAAGACTTGCAAGATGAAGTGAAAGACTTTAAAGGCGTAGATATAAAAAATCTACAAGACACTGTGGATAGCCTCAACAAACTAGTTTCTGACGAGATAGGACCCAACTACGAGCAACTTCTAAAAGATATGGATGAAGTAAATGATAATGTTAACGGGGTTCTAAATACAGCTAACGAAGCTAAACAAGTTTCTGATAAAGTAAATAAAATTATAAATGATGCTGCAGGAGATGAAGATGCTACTCTACTAGATAGGCTTAATCGTATGGATGCTAGTGCAAAATCTTTGCAAGAAGTTGCCAATGAGGTAATTAATGCACGAAAGAGTTTAACAAATCCTACAGAAAGTTATAACACTATTGGCGATAGGTTTGACACTATACAAGACGAATTAGACAAATGGGTAACAGATTATAGTGAACTAAAACGAAAACTTGACGTATTTATATCTCAGGATTGGGGAACAGGTATAGTAGCCTATGTTGTAGCGGTTACTCCTAGTGACTCGACTACATTTAAAAATGGTAAGGGCTCTACAACGCTTACTGCTACTCTTTATAAAGGTGGTTTTGATTGGACTTCTATGATAAAGGATAGTGGTTTCTTATGGACTAGAAAATCTAATGACCAGTCTGGAGATTTGACTTGGAATAATAACCATGAGCAAGGAAGTAAGAGTATAACAATTACAGCCGAGGATTTGGATTATAGTGCCATATTCTCTGTTAATGTAGTTGTGGAAGGGAATATAGATAATTAATGGCATATACAGGAAATTCAACATTAGATAATCCATCAACAGTAGTAGTAGCTGTTGGTTCTATCAGTATAACTGATATATTCGATGCTACCCCTATACAGTCCTTTATTATGCCTACTACTGTTTCTGCACAGTCAAGCCAGGTTTATGATAAAGTAAAAAATACTTATAATCCTGATTACAAATCTTCTCCCTTTGTGGGAAAGCTTACTTTAATAAAAGCAGGAACGAATATAGATATATCATCTGGAATGGATACAGTTAGTTGGTATGTAGAGTTAGATAAAGTAACACTACCAATAAATGACCCTTCTGTTTCTGGTATGTTTTCTATAAGTGGAAGTAGTAACGAAGTTGTTAGTTTAGTTAAAAATTTAACTGACCCACAGATAACGTTAAAGGCATATACTAATTATATAGACTCTGAGAAACAAACCGTAACACCTGTATATGCTACTTATATTGTTAAGAAACAAGACCTAAATAAAACAGCTCTGGTTGTTAACGATTATACTCCGAATGGTTTTATTTTTATGAATAATAATCCTTCTAACGTAACTCTTAACAGTGAAGTATTTTTAGATGGGACCAAAGATAATACTAAGAAAAGAAGCTATTCTTGGTTTAGGCAAGATACCTCGATAACATCTACGACTGACTCTAGGTATGATAGTAGAATGGGTCTAGGTTGGGCTAAAGTTATTCTATCAGATACGACAGCAAAACCTAATAGTGAGTTTAATTCAGAAGTAACTTCTGATGCTATGCTAACAGTATTACAAGATGATGTGATTAATTTTGAAACCTATGTTTTAATCACTGTTCCTAAAGAGGGAGACCAGTCAGGAAATTCTCACAGGTCATTTTTTACAGTATATACGTACGATGCTAATACTGTAATAAATATAGACTGTCCTACAGGATTTGTTTATAAGAATGGTTCTGGTAACAAGACAATTAGAGCTAGGGTATATACTTCTATTGGTGAAACAGACACTGATGGGACTACTTATATTTATAAATGGTATTCATATGAAGAAGATGGCACGCTTAATACAAACTTTGGAGGTAACGGAGTTTCATATAAGACAGGTAAGACAATTACACTAGGTTCTGGCGAATTTGGTGATTTAACTCAGTTGGTTGTTGAGATAGAAATGCCTTAAATATGTTACAATAGGATTATGAGTAAATATTTAGTTAAATTCAAGTCAAATGACGAAGAAAAAGTAATTATTGTAGAGGCTTCTGACAAAAGTGGAGCAATTAAAGAGACGTGGAGATTGTTAGGTAATACAATCGTCATAACGTCAATTGAAGGATGAAAGGTAAGTAAATGGTAGGTAGAGCAATTAAAGCTAGAGGTCAAGTTACCCTCACAAAACTATATGATGGTACTAATGGTACTGATGGTAAAAATGGTTCTGACGGTGCAGTAGGGGCTCCAGGAGAAGACGGAAAGACAACTTACGTCCACGTTGCTTATTCTAGTAGTGCAGACGGAAAGACAAACTTTTCTATTACAGACCCCTCAGGTAGGTCTTATATTGGTGTGCTTACTGATTTTACTGAAAAAGATTCTACTGATTATAC